AGCCCCAGTTCCTCCTTTGGCAACAGTAACAGCACTTGATAAATTAGCAGGGTTTAATGCTGTTAGTCCTGTCCCGCTTCCAGATATATTAGTAGCCGATAAGGTATTGGTCGTATTATTCCAAGCTAGGTTAGCGCTCTGTAGAACCGCAGCAGTTCCATTTCCTATTAATAATCGTCCACTAGTTAAAGTAGTAGCACCAGTTCCTCCTTTAGCAACAGTAACCGCACTCGATAAGTTAGCTGGGTTTAATACTGTTAACCCAGTCGTTACCCCAGTCCCTCCATAGGCAGTTGATAATGTGCCAGAGGTTATGTTAGTAGCGTTTAATGCTGTTATGGATGTTCCTACTCCTAATAAATCGGTTGTCGCTATTAATGTATTTTGTTTAGTTCCTAAAGTAGTAGTTAAGGAAATACCTGATCTATATATCTCAGTACAGTTGATATTTCCATTTACATCCAATTTATATGATGATGACGGCGTCGCTGTTCCTATCCCAACGCCGCCTCCAGTAACGTTATAATAAATGTTGCTTCCTGAAGTAGTCCACTGAGAACTACCGCTAATTACTTTTAATCTATTACTGGCATCCAATCCTATCGTTAAGTTATCATATAAACAGGAAAGTGTATTAGTAGTTTTTAATAATGGATAGTTAAATGTTGGAATATTTTGGACTGCTTGTGCTGCTGAATCTGCCGCCGAGTTTGCTGAGTTAGATGCGCTCTGTGCTGATGCAGCGGCAGAAATTGCTGCTCCCGTTGCTGTTAACATTGATGTATTTGCATCTATAGCTGCTATTGATGCTTCCCCTGCTGCTATTGATGCTTCCCCTGCTGCCGTAGTTGCTACTGATGCCGCATTTGTTGCTGTTCCTGATGCTATTTGTGCTTCTGTTCTATAAAATTCTGTATCACTTTTTATCTGTTCTGTATCACTTTTTATCTGTTCTAAAGTAGTTGACGTAGCAAAATCTTCATCAGGAATAGCAATAGATAATTCACCATCATTAGTAGTTTTTAACAATCCATTACCTAAATTCAATAAAATTTTTAATTTTCCAGTAACAGGAGAAATTAAATGATATAAAAGATCAAATTTCATAATATTTAAAAATACCTCGGCCTATCATTATAACTATAGCGCATTTCCACTTGCCTTTTTGTCCGTGCTATTGGTAAGCCGTCAAGCATTGCAAATTCAAGAGCGTTCATTAAATGGTCTCGCCCTTTCATGATCTTACCTTTATCGTCTCTTGAATAACCCCGCCATTCTTCCATAAACTTGCGACAAGTGTTAAATACTTTAAAACGCCCAGTTCTTATTCGCTCTAGCACATTATCTACAGCAAGTTCTTTGGCATATTTTCCTTTACGTAAGTAGAGACCTGCTTTTGCATAATCATCAATCAGTTTCTCTCCATCCCTTTGAGAGCCTTGGTTAACAGCTGGGTCGCAAACCCCGGGAATCCAATCGCATCCCATTAACATAAGAGATGCGGCATGCTGGGCAGCGGTTTTCTCGCTAACCGAATATTCTTTGTAGACGTAGAGTGTATCGTTATCCTTATCATGAGCGATGAACACAACGGCAGTCGGAGCAAAAAAGCCAACGTCCATCCCAAAGACGCAGGCAAACTGTTTAGGTATCTCAAAAGGTTCAATTAAAAACTCAGACTCTTGTACTTGGTAAACTAGACCAGAACCAACGCTCGGTATTCCTTTTTCCCTAGCTTCTAACTCATAAGGCTTTAAGGTAGCTCTTAGCTGTTTCTTCGTATCCTCCGATAAATGTAAGTTATCGTCCCAAGTAGCTTGGATATAATATTTGCCGTTAATAGTTGTTTCTGGATTGCTACGTACTATCTCAAAATCTTCATTTTGCAGGTCTTCCACAGACGTTATTTCTTCTTTTTTTACTTTAGAGACTCTTTGTTCCAAAAAGTAAGACATCATCTCAGTATATCCTTTTAAAGGCGTCATCGTAAGAATTAATCGTCCTTGTCCTACTCCGTCGACATCTGAAAGTCGCATAGCGCATTCGGTATACACATCTTTAGGAGGTTCTTCGTCCAAATGGATAAGGTGGCATCTAGCTCCTTGAAATTTCTCCCTGCCTTGTTTGTAAGATTTAAAATAAAGACTAGAAAACCCACCGCTAGAATGCTTTATATGGACATAGTCAACAGCTCCGTTAACTCCTGAGAGCATTGCTTTTTTTAGGATTAGGCTAGGATGAATAAGACCAACAGTATTAGAACCATCAGAAGAATAACCGCCAATCAATTTTAGCTGTAGGACGTTTCGGGTTATCTCATAGTTTTCAGAGGCTACCCAAGCAACAATTGGGTGATCAAACCTATGTCCCTCCCACCAATCAGGATAAACTCCCGTTAAGTGGATTGCATCCTCAATACAACCGCAATAGGTTTTACCTGTTCTGTTACCTGCTAGGAATAGACGCTCAATAGCCTCTTCCCCTGCTTTATGAAAGCTTGCTTGTTTAGGGTTAGGAGTGTAAAAACGGAAATCTTTTTGACGTTTAGTTTCTACGTCTTTATTAGTAAATAGCGATAACATGTATAAAAATTACAAGGTTCTTTAAGAATTATTATATAGATATCGCTTGACTTAGGCAATTATATTTAGTATCTGTTATTTAACAATTGTTAGTAAGTTCTAGGTCTTGATGCACTTTTCTTAGAACTTATCTTTATACCCCCCCAAAGAATTAAAATCTCAAAAAACAAATTAAAAAATATCGTATAAATTTGTATACATAACATGTGTTATGACAAATGTTGCTAATTTACAACGATAAAAGGTTAAGAAATTATAGAAGTTTTAACTAGTTTTATTCTTTCAATAATAACTATCTTTTAATTCTCGCAGCATCCTTTTTTGTTTCCTTTCCGCAAACTGTTTTCTAAAACGTTCTAAAGCCTCCTTATCTGCATTTAAACTAGGAGAAGGGGCAACTATCCCCTCTTTCCTTTTTTTAGATTGGTATTGTTTACTATATTTAATTTGGCAAGGAGTTTTATAAGTTAGGTTATGCCTATGGATATAAGCATTAAAAGCTTTTATATTTATGTCAAGCGTTTTAGCAATAGTTGTTTTGCTCTCACCGCTATTTAATAATTTTTGTATATCTTCTAAGGTGTATTTGGACAAAATGGTGGAGGTTTTGGAGTTAAAATATTTTGTTCCTTTTTTACTAGGCATAGTAAATTATAACTTATATATAAACAAGGCAAGTAGATAATTCACGAACTACTTGCCTCTGTATTTTACTTGTTACGATTTGTAATAATCTAATAGCAAACCGAATTTATAGTTTAAAATTGATTTACGAACGCTGCAATTAATCTCTAAAATGTTCCCTTAAAATATAAAGCACCTGTGCTTTTCTTGTCCGTAAATCTTTTGCTGCTTCTTGATCTATTTTCTTAAGTAGCTCTGGGTCTAATTCAACGTGGACAATAACTTTTTGTTCTTTTGTCATTTATTCCTCATCATAAAATTTTAAATATCTTAATTCATCTTCCGTAAAATCCCATTTACTTAAAGGGAAATCTATATAAACGTAACTATCAAAGCTTCTATTACCTATTGATGTTCTTACATCCCGTTTTAAATAAGAAATATACTCAAACAAGAACTTCAAAGGGTCTTTCCCTGCTTCTTCAATAGTTGTATGTATTATTTCTTCTAAATCGGCTTAAAGCTTCAATAATAATCTATCTCTTAACTCTTCTGCTCTTTCCTTGCTTATTGTCATTCCATTATCTCCCAATCATCTGCTATTATGTCATCAAGGTAAAACATATAACGTTCATCATATAACTGATAATGTGTATCGTGTTTAATATAAAATTTTAAGTTCTTTGTAATATACATATTACCCCAACGTTTTCTCTTTATCTTTCCACCATTTATAAGTTGTTTTCCTGCTTCAACGATGTTCATTTGTCTTTCTCCAGCACTTTATTTTGCTCGCTCCTTATAATAGTTCTCTACCAATAACCTAAGATAATTTATTTTTACTTCTGTCTCGCTGTTTCCCCAATTGTCCAAAAGATACTTTAGTGCTAAATAACGTTGATATATATCTGGAGCTTTATAGTCTAGTAAATCTTTTTGAGTATTATTACGCTGAAATTCTAAAAGTTCATCTAAAGCCTTGGACTTTAATTTTTCTAAATCTAGTAATTTTTGATATTCTATTTCCATAATCTTAACCCTCCATTTGTTGTAATTACATATTACAATACTTTTAAAGTACTGTCAGTTACTTTTTAGATAATTATAAAGTTTTTTATAATTGTAATAAATTTATCACAAGAAAAGATAGAGTAGTAGGGTCAATCTTATTTAGATTATTGGAATGAGTTAATAGATGTTTAAAGGGGGATAAATAGATAGTTTTTTGAGTATCCAGAAAACGGCCGTTTTCCTTGTACTTAGGGTATAAAAAAGGGGGGTGAATCCGTCTTTTTCTAGTTTAAACACTGCAAATAGTATTACGTTATATACTTTATCTATTTTTAGCTGTCAATCTTCTTTTGCTTTGCCTCCTCTAACCACTTATAGATTTGGTCTATTTTATCGCCATCTAGCAATTCAAGTATTGATGTCCCCTGCTCTTTTATCTCTTCTTTCTCTTCAACGTTCTTAAACACCTTGATTTCTTCCATAACTTCCTCATGTGTTAGCTCTGTAAAACCAGATAAAGCAGCGGTTACGGCTTCTAGTCTGTCTTGTCCCTCTTCCTGTTTTACTAATACAGTTGGTTGGTACATTTTTTTAGGTAATAGTTTGTTAAAGTATATCTGATGTGCCCAACCCTCTCCTATTTCTAGATTATTCCATAAGACGTCAAATGCCTCTTTGTACTTTTCACTTGCTAGAGATTGGAATTTTGTCCGCTCTATCGTGAGTTTATTTAAAGTTCCTTTACCTCTTCCGTTTGGATTGGCTACTTGCCCTTTTTTAAAGGATGTGTTATTTGCTTTTGCCATTTTATCCCATTTAATTTAACAGTTTTTAATGGCTATTTCCTCAATTCGTAAATTACTATAACTGCCAGTATTAAAACCGCACATAAAATTATAATAATATTAACCATAAACCAAGTATCCATTATTTAATTCCATTTCTAAGCAGTACTGCAAGGACTTGATCTCTATCATCTCCAGTATCGCCAATACCTGCTGCAATTGTTATAAGATCAGGTTTGCTAGGAAGATCTGGCAGGAAATCGTTAGCAAGTAATTTATCTAGGCTAACACTATCACCTGCTTGAACAATAGCTGTTAATAAATCATTAATTTTTGTTTGTATAGCTGTTGGGAATGCCATAGTTATTTACCTTTTTTCTTTTTAGTTGATTTTTCTTTATCAATTAAGATTACAGACATGTCTAAAGTGTTTGTAATTTTTGCTTTATCATCTAGAGATTTATTTAAAATATCCGCTACCTCTAAATTGTTATAGTAATTTGCCCAGAATAAAGCGTTGTGCCTATCAATATCTGTTATTTCCCGATCAGCTCCGGCTTCTACCAGTAATTTGACTATCTCAGGCTTATTATAACATGCTGCCCATATAAGAGCCGTGTATCCGTATTCATCCTGTATATTCAAATCCACGTTTTGAGCTATTAACTCCTGCACTTTGGTTAAATTTCCTAACTTTACATAATCTATTAAATTCATATTTATTATTAAATTGTTAACATTTTATAGTTTTTGTTACATATATTCAAGATACATATTCCACTTGGTACTTAATATTTTGCTTAAATTCTTCTATATCGCCAAAACTATTAAGTATAGGTAATAACTTTTCTAAGTAAATTTCTTGTACATCATGAAGAAATTCAATAAAGTTTTGATTCTCATGTTCTATATTTTTTTTAGCCAACATAAAATTAATATCGTCTGCTATTTGAGAATCATACGCATTAGTAACACCTAAAAAATAATGAGCCATATTTGCGTCTGGCTCATATTTTTCTTTTATTTCGCAATAAACAACAAATTTACTTTTTTTTAAAATTTTATTCTCAAAATTCAATTGTAATAAAAAACTTTTTCTCTTAAGGAATCCTGCTATCTGAAACACCACGTCTCTACTTCTCGGTTTCAGATCTTCCTGACTAGTTAAATATTTCTCATATTTTCGTTGTGACTCATATTGAATAGATGAACCATAAAAATTTACTAAATACATATTATTTTCTTCCTTATTTAATTTAAAACGGCAACTCATCATCTAAAAATTCTTCGCTACTTTGTTTATTAACTGATCCGTTATAATTAATTGCAACCTTACCGCTTTTCTCGTCCATATACTCGCTATAGCTAGAGTGTGCTGGGGTGATAATAGTTTTTATTTCATTGCGAGGTTGATCGCCTTTATCATTGATGGTAATTTCAGCAACGCATGCGAGGCCATGCAAACTTGCAAAGCTTTTTATTGTTCTTTGTTTTTCTGCTTCCGGTGATTTGTCCGCTGGATTTAGGCAGTGGGCAGAATTAAGGATAGCCTTAATCATGGCTCTCCCAATTTCTCCATATTTAGGGGAGTTATCACTATGGAGTCCGATATTGCTCCAAACCTTTCTATTCTCATATTCTCCGCTTAAGATTACAAATTCACAAGCCAAGTATATACTAGTTCCTGATTTGCTAAGTGTTGCGTAGCCGTCGGTAAATTCATCGGTTACATGATTACCTTTTTTTATCAACAAGCGAACTTTTGCTATGGTTTTATGGGGTATTAGTTCATAATATATCTGGTCTTCTGCATCGTTAAAATTTGTCCATTTACTCATTTTTACCATACCAATTAAAACACCTAATTAATTTCTCATTACTCACTTCTTCATATTTTAAAACAACTGCGTGTAATCTTCTATAATCATCAAAAATATCTGTCATACGACCTTTCATTATCATAAAACGAGCTCTTGCACCTTTAAATTCGTTTATACCCCTTAGTAAAATAGAAAGACGTCTTACAATCTCATTACTATGTGATTTTATTAAATCTATTTCTTTTTGATTATAATGTTCCATTTTCATATTTTTATGATAATGGTCACTAGTGCCTTCTAATAACATGTCAATCAACATCATTTATTCCTTATTGTTTTTAAAATTTTTCCATATTGCATTTCAAAAAAACTGTCAAAAGTTACAAACTCTTCATCTGTTAAAGTATCTGGGTTTAAATTTAAATAATATTCGTATAC